CAGATTCTGCAGCTAACACTACCATAACTGCTGCCGGCTTTATTGTCGGCACTCCAACTGATACTGCAACGGCTGTTTCAGAAGATTTAAATAAGGTTAAAACCGCTTTAACAGATGCTGCTGTTACACCTTTGGGTACAGCGATTTCTTATGAAAGAAATGCGCCGTTTTTTCCTCCGTATTTCCCACCGTATTTTCCACCGTATTTCCCACCGTTCTTTCCACCGTTCTTTCCACCGTTCTTTCCACCGTTCTTTCCACCGTTTTTCCCACCAGCATTTGACCCTTGTGCTGGGTATGCATGTTCTGGTTCTGCTTGCTTTAAATATATCTTTACCGATGTTTCAGGCAACTCCTGCCATTGCGCTGCCTGCACAGGTTGTTATTATACATATGGAGACTGCAACTGCGGCTGCCCAGCCGTAATTGCAAACTTCGCGTACTGTGGAAGCTGCTAGATAACATGTGTTATAATATAGGTAAATCTTAAAAAAAGGAGAAATAATGAGCAACCCAATTTCAATGCATGAAATGTCAGATATGACTGGATTCCCAACTTTTTTATTTGTGGTTAATGGGGAAATTGCTGATATAGTGATCCATAGCCAAAACGAAATGACCGAAAGAAGAATAGCAGTACTTTCTTCTGACCCAAAGGTTTATGTTTTAGAGGGTGGATTTCCTGGTGATGAATTAATACCTAAAATTGGTTCAGAGTGGCCTCTTCAATAATTGTTAAAGCGGATATTATAATTCTGTAATAGTATAAAAAGATGGAGTTGTAAATCTTTCTCCACTTATAACCTTTTTGACTCCATGAAGATAATTGTTATCTCCTGGATGGGCAACAGCCAAACCCGGTTTTGGTTTGACTACAATATCATGTTGAGGATAATATAATTCCCCACCTTCAAAGTCATCATTATAATAAATTAATGAATTTAAATCATACGTAGGAAAAGGATTTGGAGATCCATCATTTAATTGCTTATCAGCATGAGGCTGCTGCTCAAGTCCCGGGAACCATCTAATGATTACCGGTGGTCTAACAGATACCTTAATCCCAAAAGTATCTTCTAAAACATATTTCATTTTTAAAATATACTTATCCACTAAATTATAAACATCTAAGTTGATTCTAGATAAGATGTCAAAGCTGCACTGCCTATTCATCCAGTAAGATGCATCATATGTACAAGTTCCATCTTCGGAATAAGTATTCTCTCCAGCATCCATCCATTCGTTGATATTTGGTAAAAAATCTTGTATAATCTTTAGATCTTGTAATTCAACAAAATTTTCTAATATAATGATATTATTAGAAGAGTTTCCAAAGTGTCCTGGTTCGACTAATGATTTAGTTCCAAAATTAAAATGCATAAAAAACTCCTTGGTAGATATATATGTGCTATAGTATATCACCAAGAAGAGTATCTAGCTTAAAGAAGGTGGTAAAGTGGAATTTTTTCATGTAGGCTCTTGTGACAACGCAGAAGACAATAGGAAATTTGGTATATTTCTTTATAGAAATGCATTACCAAGAGATCTTAATATCCCAGAAAGATTAGAGTCTGCAATCGGTAATAGCTCTCATGAATTATTCAAGTGGTCAGAAGCCATGGTCGGGTACAACGAAAAAATGCCAGAGTACAGAGATTGTGTTGACCTTAAAATGAGCCCAGCGCATTGGCAATATTTAACTCCAGAATTTGAAGAAATTAAAAAATGCTATGATGATGTAGATTTAAATCTAAAAAAGTGCCTTGCTCACTACGAGTCTTTATATAACTTTAAGATGGACTACATGGAAGCAATAAATTTTATTAGATATAATCCAGGTCAACACTTTGCAGTCCACGCAGACCATGGCTTTTCCTACACATGCACAGTATCTTCTGTCATTTATCTTAATGATGATTATGAAGGTGGAGAACTGTGGTTCCCTTACTTAAATATCAATTTCAAACCACAAGCTGGAGATATCATACTATTTCCTTCAACTTTTATTTATGCACACGCATCCTTAAAAGTTACTAGTGGTACTAAATATTCAGCAGTTACTATGTTTGATTATAATGATAATAATCATAAACATGGAATAGGTTATGGGGCAGATGGCTCTAAATCAGATCCAACAAAAGGTATATCAAAAGGATCTAATCAACCCCTCACTTATCCTCAACCAGCATAAGGATGAAGCGTGTTTAAAGAAAATGAATTACCAAGTTTGGAGCGTTTTGAATCATCTGTATATGATATCTCACTATCGTCATTGGATGGCGAAGCAAACGTCCTTAACAAAAATAAAGGTAAGGTAACAATGATTGTCAACGTAACTGGAGAATGTGCAAACTCTGCTCAATATACAATTATTGAAGATCTTTACAATGAATATAAAGATTTAGGTTTTGAGGTACTAGCTGTGCCAAGTACGGATTTCTGCGAAGATGCATACGGCGCATTTAAAGAATCCAATGCAAGCCCAGTGAATATGAGAGATCATATGAAAGAGCTATATAATACAGACCTTCCATTCAGTGAGCTTGTAGGTATCATTCCGAAACCAAAGGCCGGGATACAGCAACATGCTTTTTATAAACTAGTACAAGACGGTAAAGATCCAATTCAAGGTAATTTTGAAAAAATTTTAATAGGTAGAGATGGAAAGAAAATGTTTCGCTTTTGTAATTCTGATCTATTAGACCTGGCATTCAACGCTGGGGAAAGAAAAACAGATTCAAAACAAGCTCTTGTAAATATCAAAGCCGCAATAGAAGTGTTATTGGACGATACAATATAGATTATGACACAAGTTACATTAACTAAAACTCATCAAAATCCACCACAGATAATCCAATCTAGGGTTAAAAGAGATTGGATGGATAACACGTATAAAAAGCACGCATACCAATGCCTGCCCATGACCACAGCCAATGTAAATGGCTGGGAATTGATACTACCACAAGATGTAGTGGTCCAATGGGATGGTGGAAATAATAATGTAAAAATTCTTAGTGGTGGAGAGCATATGGGTAGATCAATTGCTTATGGGGGAATTGTAGGTATGGTTTCGTTCTCTGTTGGCTGGGCATTCGGTACAGAAGAAGGTTATGAGACTTGGATTAGTGGTCCGCCAAATTATATGATTGATGGAGCATCTCCTCTTAGCGCAATTATACCAAGCAGTTGGTGGCCAGACGAGTTTCAAATGAATTGGGTAATTAACAAAATTGGTGAACCAGTTATATTTGAAGCAGGGACACCGTTTATGTTTTTCAATATTTTCAAAAGCGATCTTCTTGAATCAGTTAAATTTAAAGTAGAAAATCTTTGGGATAAGCCAGAACTAATGACTAGACGCGCAAACTACGGATCTGCAAAAATGAAGAAGAACCAAGATGAACCTTGGACTTGGATGAAGGGTATTAAAACTGGTTTAAATGAAAAAGGCGAAAAAATTGGTCCAGCAAATAATGGTCTTATAAAGTTAGATCAACCAACTTTATGACAACCTATGTAATAGCTAAATGGAAAGCAATAGTGGTAAACCCACTTGGGAAAGAAACATATAATTTAGTACTTGATAATGTAGGAGGCTCAAATATCCTTACAGCATCAAGTGAAAAAGGTATAGTTAAGTTTATACAAGCAGAAAAATTAAACCCGATGTTTGTTGCAGGCATAGAAACTCCAATGAAAACTAAATTGGAATTAGAGTTTAGCACCAGTGATTTTACTGCAAAAAATATATCAGCTTTTTTGAGAATAGGTGATTTCTCTAGTATGCAAGTAGATTTGGTTACACATGAATAACTCAGCATATGATGTCGAATTATTATCAATTGATGGCTCGTATGACATTATGGAATCAGCAAGGGGCAAATTAACCCTTGTAACAAATATAGCTTCAAAACTAGGGTATGAGCCCAAATGCAGCGTAACCTTTTCTTATGCAAGAACTTGTAAATATTTATGGGAACTTGAATTCATTTATAAAAAATATAAAGATAAAGGTTTTAACGTTGTCGGTGTGCCGTGCAATCAATTTGGAAAACAAGAACCAAAAGAAAATAAAGAAATAGAAGCTTTTATCAAACAAGCTTATCCTTTTGTGAGTTTTCCTATTTCTCAAAAAATAGAAGTTAACGGTAAAAATGAACATCCACTTTATTCTTTTTTAAAGGGTCCAGAAAAAAGAGGGTATTCAGATACTACCGCAGACAGTAGCGACGCAGCTATTGAGGGCCAAAATCTAGTTGGGCAAGCAATAGCAAGAATTCCACATAGCTATGAGAAGTTTCTATTAAGCCCTCAAGGAATGTGTATTACTAGATTTAATTGGCAAGATGGTCCGTTAGATGAAGAGCCTAGAGTTATGGGTGCTGGCTGGACGATTATGGAGGCAATAGAGGAGATGTTGGGATGAGTTATAATATCGAACCAGAAAAATCTGGACTTAGGGATGTAGCATTTCCTTCTAGCTTACAACTTAACGAGGATACGGTAAAGGAAATAGCAACGATTGAGTGTGAGGTCCTCGGGCCAGGTGTTGTTGTTTTTAGAAACGCCTTCAATATAGATCAAAATGCCATACTAGACTACATTGATTCAAATGCAGAAGAGGCACATAAAACGCGATGGGAATACATTGAAGTTGATGGTGTAAAAATGGGCATTAATGAAGATGGATTTAGATATAGAATGGAAGACATTCCAGCTGCCCCAGTAAGATTGCTTGACCCAGTGAATGAATCTACACCTAAAGAGGTGGAAGAGTTTTTGTACTATTTAGAAAACCAAATATATAAGTGTTTAATAAAATACATAGATCACTATCCTCTTATGCTGGGAAGTATATGGTGGAAGACGAGAGGTCATATATTGCGTTATGGCGATGGAGGAAGACTTGGCTGCCATGCAGATAACGACACCAACTATAAAGTAACAAAGGGTGTTAGGTATATGCCTAGAGGCATGGTTGCGTCGAGACAAACATGCGGTGCTTTAATTTATTTAAATGATTGTGTGGATTCAGAAGAAGAATTAAATGGAAGAAATTTTACTGGTGGTCATCTTAGGTTTGTTCATTTGGGCATTTCTTATAAGCCAAGAAAAGGTGATGTAATATTTTTCCCAACAAACTATGTTGCTTCTCATGATGTGGAAACAATGGGTAAAGGAGTTAGATATAGTTATTTAACTTTTTTTGGCCAGGGCGCAGATGATAAGAGTGCAAATGTTATGATAGTCGAACCAGATAAAAGTTTCCAGTGGTGTCCTCCAGTTTGGTTAAACAATATATATGATGATTATGAAATGTATTGTAAATCTCCATATTCTATTTTTTCTGATCCAGTAAAAAATAATGTAGAACTTGGTTGGAATCCAGTTTATCAAGGAAGAGAAGTTGCACAATATAGTACTTCACACGATGCAGTTGAACTGGAAGAAGTTGAAGAGGTCAAGGATAATAATTTATCCGAAGATTTGCCAGAAGGACCATGCGGAACTGAAGCTATAAGAATTTGATATCATGAATCTAAAAAAACTAGGGACTGGAATTATTTTATTTCAAAATGTTTTACGAATGGAAGACTACCCAGAAGTAATACCTTTTATAAAATTATTAAAGCAAAAAGCAGTAGAAGAAGATTATACAATAATAAAAAATGATCTTAATGAAAGTGTCTATGCAATAAATAGAAGCGGTCATAGATATGCACTAGAAGATATAGAAAAAAGCTCTAGTCATATTATGAATTTTTTAGACAATAATGATTCTGATAAAATAAAATTGTTTTTTACTCAATGCGAAAAAGCTTTTAGGCAGTGTCTCCTTCAATATCTTGAGATGTATCCAATGGCCCTTCCAAGTATATGGTGGAGAACTCAAGGACACATATTGGCATACGGCCCAGGAAGTGATATGGGTCTTCATAGTGACAATGATGTTAATTATCAGCCTGGCTTTGAGCCTGATTTGCAAGTTGCAACTAGAAGCGTTTTAGGTTCTATTTTATACTTTAATACATCTGTAGGTTCAAAAGAAGAAATTATAAAAGATGAATATCTTGGTGGGCACATAGTCTTTCCATATTGCGAGGTGGAATACTCCCCAAAGGCAGGAGATTTGTTAATGTTCCCTTCTAATTTTATTGCAACCCATGAGGTCAAAGCATGCCACGAAGGGAGTAGATATGCATACATCGGCTATTACTCGCATGGTTCAGAGCATGTAGAAAGAGGAATCAATTTAGTCAGCGGCAATCTGCCTGTTGGAAAACAGGGACAAATATGGATGCCAGAAATAGTTGAAGAATACAAGAAATACATACACAATAAATACCCTGACCAGCCTGAAGATTTTTATGGCGATTTGCTACAGCCAACCAGAAGAATGTATAATAGTGCTAATACCTTAAAGGAAGTAGACCATGAAATTTAATGACGTTGATGCAAAACATTTAGGTGGTGGCGTAGTTCTGTTCGAATCAGCTATTGATATTGATTGGGACTATATTAGAGAATTTAGCAGAGACGCAATTAATAAAGAAAAAGAAGATATGTATACACCAACTGTCAATCCAGAAACTGGTGATGAAATCTATCTAAATAAAAGTGGATATTTTTTTCAAAAGGAAAGTGTCGAACGCATGCCAGGCAGAGGTTCTGCTATACATAGGTATGGTGATGAAAAAATAAAAAAGATATTTGATTTTGTTGAAGAATCAAAAGATCAATATTTGTTTAAGTATTTTGAACTTTTTCCTCTTGCTTATAAATGTGTTTGGTGGAAGGTTAAGGGCCATATAGTCCAGTATAAAAAAGGCGTCTATTTAGGTAGTCATTCTGACGTAAGTGCTGATTATATTTATGATATTTGGACTCCAAAAGATCAGCTAGCAACTAGAAATGTTATTAGTAATGTTTTCTATCTTACTTCATCCGTTGATACGGAGGAAGAATTAGATGGAACAAATTTTACTGGTGGTCATCATTATTTTAATTATTTAGACATAGATGTAAAACCTAAAAAAGGTGACTTATTATTTTTTCCATCAAATTTTATGGCAGCCCATGAAGTTAAATCAGTTGGAGAAGGGGAGAGATACTCTTATCTCGGTTGGTATAGCCACGGAACCCCAAATAAAGAAGTTAGTGAATCTGTTGTTGACCCGAATAAGGAAATAGAATTAGCAAAAATGGCAACCAATCTCTACATGCCTGGACTAACCTCAGATTATAGGCAGTATCTTTTGGAAAAAGGCTATGATCAGTCTTCTGATCAGTTCAGTATAACAAGATCAAATTACTAATATGATTATAAAAGATTTTAAAGCAAAAGACATGGGAGCTGGCCTGTGTATCATAGAAGACGCTTTTGATATTGATCAGGAATTTTTACATAATTACATAGCATGGCTCAAGCAACAAGAAGAAGATACGTTTACCCATATAGAGGAAGATGGAAAACGCTACGCTTTAAACAAAACTGGTTTTAAGTTTGATGTAGATTCTATATCTATGGCCCCAGAAAGATTTGTAGATCCATTATGTAAACTTTCCGACAGAAAACCGACAGAAGAACAACAGCAATTGATTTATGATTTAGAAGATTTAGTATATAAGTCATTAGTCGAATATTGCAAAATATATACAGAAGCATCTACGGTATGTTGGTGGAGATCCGCAGGTCATATAGCTACATATGCAAATGGCCAAGGCATAGGTCAGCATTGTGATGATCAAATACCGTATGAATACGGTAAACCTCCAAATAACGAATATCCAAAACATGGTAATGTAAGTATAAATATATATCTTAACGATGGCGTTGAATCAGAAGAAGAGCTAGATGGGACAAATTTCATTGGAGGTAATATATTCTTTAAACACGCAAAATATACACACGTACCTAAAGTTGGAACTATAGCCATATATCCCGCAAACTATGTAGGAACTCATGAAGTATACCCAGTAACAAAGGGTAAGAGGATTGCGTATCTATCTGCAATTTCTTATGGTACTCCAGAAAATGGAAGTCCAATTCCAGTAGATGGAGACTCCAGATTCTGGATGCCTAACTTACGAAAAGATGCTGGTTTAGAATATTAATTGTTACTATTCCATTAGGGCGGCAATTAAGGGATAAATATGAAATACGGAGAAGCAATAGGATATAATTCTCCAAATATTACGTATAATGGGGCACTGGTAATATATGCGAGTAGTCTCTCAAGCCCAATTAGATTAAATAATGTAACAATATTTTACTCTTCTAATGAAGATTACTCTAATTATGCAACAATTGGCATATTAAGTTTAGACACTAGTCCAGATGGCGTCATCTCTATAACGGTACTAGATAAAGATGTGGCAGCTATCTCATCAGCTCAGGTAATATCAATAAACGCTAATGCCGAGGTATCAATAATAAGCAGTAGTATTTCTTAATACTATTTAAACATATACACTAACAATAATGCTTGCGCAGAAGTATCTATTATACCGTAGGTTTTGTTACTATTTAAACTATTGGAATACCCAAGTGGAGCGACTATGTCTATAAACACCGTATTAGTAAATGATAGGGTAAGAATTAAGGTAAAATTTGTTGACGTAGATAATGCTACTGGCTTGCAAATCGCCGTAGCACCAATTGGCGTAAGTGTGTCTATATTAAAATCTGATAACACACAAATAATATCCACTTCTGCTACCATGTTGACAGCATCTGAATATTACTATGATTTTACGCCAACTGTACCTGATACTTATAAGATAGTTTTTATCGGGAATATTTCTGGTGGAACATCTATAACCGTAAATCAGCAATTATACGTTAGCACTTCTACTGATGAATATAAGCCAGTTATAACTTTAAAGTCAGACCAAATAGTGAATTTTGCAGCCGACGTATATCCATTATTCTTGAACCCAGAAGAATTAAAAGCCTACTATCCAGAAGCATCATTGCTGGAAATAGGCGAACTTGTACATTATCATTCCACTGAAGTCAAAGAGGTGTATGGTTTTAATGATTCAAATCCATCTTCTGGTATTAATTTTGTTTCTTTAGAATATATAAAAGCAGCTTGTGCATGCGATCTCAGTAAAACTTATAGTTATGGTGGCGATGATGATATGTCTGTGCAGTTGGGTGACCTAACTGTAACTGCAAGAAATTTTCCAAGAGCTAGCATAAATAGGGGTAACGCAGTAACTTGGTGTCAATTGGCAGCAGCGTATAGGAAAGAAATGTTAGCTGGGAAAACTGGTCCGAAAGGAATGCAACCAAAAGGTCTTCCAAATTTACCAATTGTCAATTCCAGGAACTATATAGATCCAGATACCGGAAGAACTACATACCTTACGGATAGAGATATGTATGGATCCAGTAGGAAAGCTGGCCTGAGCGACGACCCTATGCCTAACAGGGGTCTGCGTAATTATGATTGATCTTCAAAAAAGTTTTTCAAAAAAATTAAAACAGTGGGGATATAATGTTTTACTACAAAGAAAAACACTCAATGGCAATTACGAAGATACATTAGAGCAAGTTACCACTAGAAGCGTTTTTCCTGGGGGCATGACCAATGCACGTTCTGCCCAAGAAGAAACTGAAGGTATAGCAATTAATTCTAATGTAATATATTATTTTGAATCTTCGGTCAATCCAGGCGAAGGTGATAGAATATATGAAATGATACCCAATATTGCTAACAAATATACGATATATGTAATTGATACAAGTTCGCCTATGAGGGGAAAAGGCGGAAAGATAGTATTCTGGACAGTCGGAGCTACTAGGGAAAAGCAGGTTTAAAGTGTTAATTGTCAGTAAAGGGCAAAGTTTACAGTTTAAATTTACTTTTATTCCAGACGTAAGAGAGTCATTAGTAACTTCAATAGTTAGTAAAGATATTTCTAGAACCGAAATAGCCCTAAGTAAGGCAACAATAACAACCTCTTCTAACCACGGTTTTTCAATTGGCCAAGCTGTAACAATTTCTGGTGTTAATACTAAGTTTAATGGTTTACATACAGTACACGAAATTCCTAGTCTAACAACTTTTTCCTATAGAACCATAGAATCAGATAGTATATCTGCAGTTACTTCAGGGGTGGTAACTGTAAACAAATCTCTTTTAAATAGTGGAATATCTTATGATCCAATAGCTAGCGGATCTGATGTTACAGTTTCAGTGTATAGGGGTGTAGACGAATTTGGTGCAAATATATTATCACCAATTTCTTATTTACAAACCACTCAACTAACGAGCCCTAATGCGTATATAACTAGAAATGGAAGTTCAGAATTCATATTCCATTACACTGTACCGCAAAATATAGAGGCTGGAAGTACTTTGTTTAGTGGTATATATACCGTTATTGCTAGCACATTCATATCAGGTAATTCTTTAAGTGCAAAAATACAATTTGAATTAAAAGATAGTATTTACAATCTATCAGCTTCTAAATCTTTTGGAAACAAATCTGCTTCGATAACATACAAGCCTTCTTATGATGATTTAAATCAAAGTAATATTCAATCAATTTTATTACTAGGTCATGCTGATGGGTTAGAACTTAATAATCCAGTTAAAATATCCTCTATGCAAAATGCGATTGATTTATTATCCGCAGATAAAAATAGCCCTCTACTTAGAGGCGTCTTTGATGCCTATGGTGCTGGCGCAAGAAGTATATTTATTTGTGCAGTTGCACCTATGTCAGAGTATGTAGCTAATGTCAATGATAGAAATAATGGATATTTATTTCTTGGTTCAAACTCTATTGCAAAAACTTTTTATGAAAAATATTACGAAAGACTCTGTTCTACATACACCGTTATAAAGGACTTAGATTTTATAGATGTTGTAGTTCCATTAGAAGTATCTTTTATAAAAACTGGTGGAGTAGATTTTCTTTCCCAACTTGTTCACTATTGTAATGATTTTCATAACGAAACTGGCTATGTGCAGATTGGTATTATAGGGACCAGGGGTAATGGTATAAGTCCTGACGATATAACTTTAATTGAAAATAATAAATATTTATCCACTAAATATACTACATATACAAATAATGGAGCTCAGATAGCTTCCGATATAGGTAGGTATGTTATGCCAGTATACGGTGAAGCATTATTTTCACATTCACAAATAGATGCAACATATACCGGTTCTTTATCTGCAGCAGTTGCTGGTATGATAGTTAAATCAGATTTAAATATGGGTTTAACCAGGAAAAGAATACCGGGAGCAATGTCTTTGTACGGCGCCGATTTGAGTTCTTCTGATTTAAGAAGATTAGATATTTTAGGAATCAATACGGCATTTAGGGGAGTTAAATCTCGCAGAGGTAATGTCTATGAAGTATATTTAACTAGCGATTATACTTTGTCTAGTCTTAATTCAACATTTTCTAAAATTCCACAAATGAGACTTACATCATATGTAATAAGTCAGGTCGAAGCTTATAGCCAAGATTCATTGGGCAAATTTGGTTATGATAGAGTAGTATCAAATGTTATCAACATGTTAAAATTATTAAAGAGCGATGGTACATTAGTTGATTTTGAATTTAAAGCTGAGGAAGCAACAAACGAAAAAGGTGCTATAATATTTTATATTAACCTTACTTCTTCTTTGGGTTTAAAAAGAATTAATCTATCATTATCAGCTGGACCGGCGGCATAACATGGCTCAATCACCTTTCGATATGCCAAAGTTTGGAACAGCGGCATCTGCTGATAAGATGAGATTTGCATCTCCTTTGCAAGCCCAAGGTAATTTAACATACCTAGAATTCATAGCTGCAGTTAAATCATTATGGGAAAATGGTCATCCTAATTATCCGATAAAAGCTACGTCTAGTGGCGATAATGCTTTTACTTGGTACAATCCAGATACTGGTTCGTATGATGATACTAGTGCAATCATAGTATATTCTTTAGAATTAAGAAAAGCCCATTCCGTAGAGCCTAAGCCTAGGATGAGGCAAATTACCAATGATAATATTTATGTCTATGGTCAAAGATTTCAAAATATTGTTTCCTTTACAGCCATCACTCCAGTCGGGGTGTCTTATGGTAAAGACCCGTCTTCAATCTGCGATGATCACGACAACGCCTATCTGGTTGAATCTTTAATAGAAGCTTTTGAGGACTTTATGTTGGAGTATACTCCTATCTTTAAGAAGATAGGAGCTTCGGAGTTCGTATATTCTAGAAGGTTATCTGACTCTGAAGTAAATAGAGACCAGAAAGATCTTAATAAAAGAACCGTAACCTATATGCTTACTACGGAAAAGACTTTTGCAGCTCAATCGGAGACTATAGATAAGATAGCAATAGATGTGAGGCAATATATAGCTTATGAGGCCGAACTTCTGCAAAATGCGACTCCTAATTATCAGGATATTTCTGTCAATTATACAGATTTACAGAATACAGCTACCCCATCTCAATAAACATATATTAAAAAGTCCCGATAAACTATAATCATAGTTATTTTTATAAGTTTGTTGTTACTATATCACAAGACTTATTCTGTCGGAGGTTGAAAATAACATGGCTGTACCAGGCGTAACAACATTAATCAGGGATCGTTTCTATAGCGTTTCCAGACAAGATATCCCAGCGGGACCAAGAGTTGTGGCAATTGCTAAAAGAAACAATGCAGATGGAACAGGTAATGTATCCGATCTTGATGTTGTCCAAGCAACAACTGAAAAAGATGTAATAACAGCCTTTGGTGAGGGTTCAGATCTTCATAAAGCTTTTATTGAATTGATTACTGCAGGTGCAGATAGAATTCACCTGGTTCCACTTCCTCACGATACGCAGTGGAATCATACCACCGGTGCTGTAACTAGTGGAAGTTTTGGCGGATCAGTTTTCGATGCCGCTTTTGCTGCAGCTGAAGCTGCAATACCAGATGTTATTATCCCTTGGGGCAGAGGTGGTAATTCAGTAGATTGGGATGGCACTAGTGGTGCAACACCTAACGCTGATGAATATTGCTTCCATGCAAACAACAGTGCTACAACAGCAAATAACTGGGCATACAAAGTTGGTTTGAAGGTTAAGGAAATAGCCGAGAATACTAATCCTTGTGTTGCAGTTATGGGTGTCAAGCCATATTCTTCCGGCAGCAGAGAGTCAATGACCGCAACACAAGTTGCATCACACCTTGATGGTAGTAATTCACTTGGTGGTCTTGCAGACAGAAATAATGCTTTAACCAAGGTTATTGGTTCATATGTGACTATAGTCGTAGCTGAAGTTAAGCCTGTTGGCTATTCAACTACCACAAGTTCTGGTACTGTAGATTATGGTTATTCAAACGGTGCAGCGTCATTAGCTGCAGCAATTACGAGAACACCTTCATACACTGGTATAACCAATAAGGCTCTTTACAATGTACAGGGCGTGCGTTATGCCCCAACAAGAACACAGCAACAAGCTATAAGTGCAGCAGGGTTAAACTCAGTTGTTCTAAACTTTAACAAGATTGCAGTCTTTGGTAGTGCAGTTACATTCGCTGCAGACAATTCTGATTACTCAAGATTGTCCACCAAGAGAATTGTTGATGAAGCCGGACAATTGATCCGTCAAGTTTGCCAAAGATTTATTGGTGAACCATCGACTATACAAGTCAGAAATTCAATGGAAACAGCGATTTCTTCAGCTTTACGAGGAATGCAACTAAAAGGTGCCTTGTTGGAAAGTGATTTTAATGTCACATATGTTCCAGTAGATAACTTGGCGATTATTGACCTCGTATTAACACCTGCATTTGAACTTAGTTCAATACAGGTACAATTAGCCATTAACATATAATATACCGATTGGAGGGTGACATATGGCCTCAGGAGATTACACACCAGTAAATAAATACCTCAATACTTACACTACTTTTTCAGGTGCAGATATTGTTGCTACTTTTGGCGGAGTAGAAATTGGTGCCCTTTCGGGTATCACTTTTTCCGTAACAAGAGAAAAAGCTCCCATCTATACGATGGGTTCACCAAACCCAAGATCTTTCTCAAGAGGAAAGCGTGGCATCGCAGGATCATTAATCTTCATGGTTTTTGATCGTCCAGCACTTTACACCATGTTAGATAAGAATGCTAGTTCAGCAGCTACTAGCCAAAAATTCTTCACTAGAGCTCATAATACTCTTCCTGGAGATGGCGCACAAGCTGTTGGCAGAGGAATACCAGGTATCAAAGATGGTAATGGATATACTAAAGACATTGTGCAAAAGACACCATACTACGCTGACCAAATCCCACCATTCGACATTACGGTAACATTTGTTAACGAATATGGACAAGCAGCGGTAAGATCTATCTATGGCGTTGAACTTTTAAATGAAGGTTCTGGCGCTTCGATGGATGATATCGTCGTGGAAGAAACGATGACATACGTAGCCAGAGAATTGGGTCCTATGTATTCCATCAAGGTTGATCCAACTTCAGATAGCTCAATGAAATTAAGCGATATAGTTAGCGCAGATGCATTGAAGAACGCAAATATGAATACTGGTATCATCCGTCCATAAGTTGTGTTAAAAGTTATTTGAGAATGCATGAGGGATTTATCTCTCATGCATTCTTCATTTAGGGAACAGTTAGGTAGTTATGGAAAATATAACAAACACAGCTTACACCCAAGGACTTTCTTCGGTTAATCCAAATACAGGATATACCGCATCCTATGATATGGAATCTGCTTTAAGCAACATGTCATTTTCTGGTGCTGACACAATCGCCACAATGATTATTCCACCTATAATGGGTCCAGATGGAAAGGTGACTTCCGCAGGAGATGTTATAGATATAGGTGAATTACAAACTATATCCTATTCTATACATAGGGAGAACAGTCCGGTTAGAACATTGGGGCACTCTAATGTTAGAGCGTTTATAAAGGGTGGCAGAACAATAGCTGGATCTTTAATTTTTACTGTGTTTAACGAATATGCTTTTTATAAGATTAAACAATATAGAGATTATCTTGCAAGAAGTAATGGTTTTTTTGCTCCTTTAGCAGACATGTTGCCACCATTTGATGTAGTATTGACATTCTTCAACGAATATGGAAATGCATCTAAGATGAAAATATATGGTATAACTATAGTTGATGAAGGCCAAACGATGTCTATCGACGACTTGATAACTGAACAAACATATACTTTTATGGCTAGGGGAATTCAGCCAATGGTTCATATGGCAAATGAAAAAGAACAATATGGCAATACGACTAAAGAACAATCTGATAATATCTTAAATATAAATAGAAATGTTTTTGGTGATACGGATAATGGAGAAACAGTCACGGCTATGTATAGCAATTTTATTACGGATAGAGTAATAAATGGTTGATAGATTTAACCCGCTATCTGATTTAGATACAGTTTGGTCTGGTACTTCCAATGGAACAGATATAGATTCTAGATTTAGTAATTATTATGATTATTATTTCTCAGGTGAAGATATTAAAGTTTATATGGATGGATTATTTGAACCAGAGGATGAATTAGATATAGGTTCATTCGCATATGCCATTAAGCAAGAGAAGCAACCGATCTATGGTTTTTGGTCATATAATTATGACTCGATTTTATATGGTACAAGAATAATCAGTGGTGAGTTTACATTGTTTAGTAGGTATCCAAGTAGAATGACAGATCTAATAAAAAAAGCTACAGACGTAAGATCTAAAAATCCAACCCCACAATCGGGTGGTACTGGTGTTGTTTCTCCCCTAAGATCTAAAATGGAATCCCCAGAAGATGAAAAAAATATACAAAAGTATTGGTCCTATAGCCAATTAGATAGGCTCACCTCAGACCCCATGAAGAAGGAAGTAATAGATTCTGGTCATAATATTTTTAGTGCTCACCCCCCTTTCAACTTCGTAATTCTGTATGGTGCTCAAGAGGCATCTTTGAGCCCTAGGGATTTTTCTGGGACTACAAATGTAATTAATGACAATCTTGATAGAATGATTGCGTCAGATGTCAATGATAGGTTGGTGAGATTTGGTAAAGAAACTAATGCTATGAAGGTAATATTGCAAGAAGTCCAATTGCTTGGTATGACTACATCTTTTGTCCCGGGTGGTCAAGCGGTTGTAGAAAATTATCAATTTATAGCTAGGGATCTATATTTCTCGGAAGTTAATTTAGGTTTCATAAAGACACAAACACCCACAAATGCTTCCGATTCAAAAACAGCTACAGCAACATCTACTGCTTCAGCAAATAATTTAAACATATAAAGTTGATTATATATAATATCTAGTGTAGAATGTACAGTGATCTAAGTTTTATTATTAGGAGAAATTATGGCTAGTCAAAGAAAAGTTACCATTTCAAACAATGAAGAATTAGCAAAAGAAATAGGCATTGACGAAGTAGTCGAAGTCTCTCGCAGCGTAGAGCTAGATGAACCGGTAATCGAGGAATCAACTTCTATCGAAGACCTGGAAGATTCCCAAGAAATTTGGGATGGCGGCCCTAATGCGGGCATGATAAAAGAGTGGAAGAAAATCCATGGTGAAGTTTATGTAACTTCGTTGTCATTTGATAAGCACATTGTTTGGCGTGTTTTATCAAGACTTGAATACAAAACTTTGGTGAAAAAAATGGAACAGTTAGTACAAGCTGGGCAGCTTTCATCTGCCGAAGCTAATATGTGGAACGAGGAAGCAATTGCAGAAATTTGCACGCTGTATCCTCCGTATGACAAGAATAATACTGCAGGTATTATGGCTGGAGTTCCTTCTCTAATTTCTCAAGAAGTCTTAGAGGCATCCGGTTTTGTTGCTCTTGAGGTGAGACAACTGTAATTGAATATGGATCCAGAACAATTATATGAACTAAAAAAAAGATATGGTTCTATATTTAGTATTAGTGTAAAAAGTAAAGATATCTTTTTTAGGGAATTAACATTCGAAGAATACGATAAAATCGTAGAATATAAGAATTCGCAAGACCACTCTTCTGCCGATGTAGAGGATGTCATATTGGCAGCTGCGGTTGTTCACCCTAGCGATTTTGATGTGAATTCTTTATCTCCTGGACTAATATCATCCTTATCCCAGCAGGTGGTAGATGTCTCTGGCTTCTATTCAGCTAAGATAGCTAAAGATATACTTGAGGGCAAAAGGGAAAAAGCCAATGAAGTAAGAAGCTTAATGAAGGCCTTTGTGCTCGCTACTATACATGCATACAGTCCTGGCGATTTAGACAAGATGACCTTTTCTCAATTAGCAGAAAACGTTGCCTTATCTGAAAAGATTATAGAAATTCAGCAAAGCATAAATGGCGTAGAACCTAGCAATATTAACCTGCAATTGATTGATCCGGAAGAAGAAATTCTAAAGGAAAGAACAAGTGAAGCAAGACATAATCTGTCTAAAAAACCAGGTGAAGCAGCCTATCAGGATCCTATCGCTCAAAAGCTATGGGGCATGAAGTAGTAGGAGAATATTTTGATAAGAGATCGTGGGCCATTACAGAGTCTTGGTAATGGTATATCATCTCGTGACATACCTGTTGGTGACGGCGAAACAGAAGGTATATCTCAAGATAGCGGAGTAGTAGGTAAGGCTTTAAACGGGCATCCAGTTATGCGTTTTTTTGCGCATATGGGTACAACTGTTCTGGTTGCTGGTGTTGGCGCAACTATGCTTCGAAAAGGTGGTTTAAAGTTAGCTGAAAAACTTCAAACAAATGCTAGTACATCTTTAATAAAAGACATGATAGATGTCAGAAGACATCTTGATACTTTACAGGGTGTTAAAAGGGCAATTGATGGCGTAAATGATCCTTACGAAAAATTAGTATATAAAATTGGTGATGAATTAACTACCGGCTATATGGGTCGTGCTCATTCTACTTTTGAAAATTTTGGTTATTCTTTTACGAAAAATGAACTCCAACAAGCAGGAAGGGGCTTAACTAACGAGCCGGCATCAATCTGGTCATTTAAAGAAGAAATGCAACAAAGGATGATTAGAGCCGGAAGAAGAATGCCCTATGAACTCCCAGCATTATACGGTGCACAAAAAGCTGTAACTGATCCACTATTTGGAAATAATGATAAAAGAAAAAAAGTAAACTGGTATAATCCAGCAGACGTATTAACTGATTTTGTAAAAACTTCAGTAAACAACATTGCCACAATGGTGCTGCCAGGTGAGATTTTAGGCGGCACTGTAAATGCGGCTAAGAGCTCACTTAATACTTTCCAGTATTCAATGAATTCCTTGTCAAGTCTGAGTCCTTTAAAACAAAAGGTAGCTAAAGGCTATCTAGATCTTACTGATATTCTTTCCGAGGTTGGCCATGATGCAACAACCGCAGGTAATGCTTTCCTCAAAAAAGCCGCACAAACTTCAGGGGCCTTTACTAGTGCCGCTAAAGCTATGGGTGCTGATGAGCAACCTAAGATAGTCCAAGCGCTATACGATGCTAGGCATGGCGCCACAGCTGCGTACAGGGCTTCTGCTGCGTCAAAAGACCCAGGACTGAAAAGAGCCACCATCTATGCTAAAGCCCTTGCATTTGGTGTAAATGATAAAGCTGGTTTAGTTGATTCCATTCCAGCTTTAAGGGGTTTGAGTTCAGGTATTAGAACAGGGCGTCAACAATTCAGAGTCTTTGGGGAAGCCTATGATGCATTGGGTAACTCTATTGCTCATGGAAGATTGCTAGCTGCTAGTTCCCCCGGCAACCATGCCGAGAGCGTGATAGCTGCAATGCAAAAAATACAATCTCAGTATTCAAGTAGATTGTCAAGCTTTGCTAGTCAAGTTTCTATTTTAGGAGCTGGTGGTCCTGGCGATAAAAGTTTTTCTAAATCAGAATTTTTTATAGGACAACAAAATAAAGAGTATAGAGAACTTTTATCTAGAAGATTAATCGCAAAAGGAATAGACGAAAAAGAAGCAAATAATTTTGTAACGCAATTAAGAACAAATGCTCCAGGCTCCCAAACTCATCCAAGCAATAGCGTATCACTTGGAAAAACAGGAATACATAAAGATGGAGACGAATACTTTGAGGGAATTTTAGAAAGATTTAGAAATATAAAAGGTGGAAAAGAATTTAATAATAATTTTTTTGAATTAGCAAAAAATGATGGTCAAACACCCGGAAAGTTTTTCCAAAATATAGTTGAAGAAACCAATACATATTTCACAAGTAGAGAATTTAAGAAATCACTTGCAACAAAAATTGGCAATCAATGGAATTCATTTGCCAGAAATGATATGGTTGATATTGCTTCTACGTTGTTAAAACCGCAAAAAGCAGCTTATCAAGATTTTGTTGGTCCCCTTACCAGCGCAAAAAAAGAATTCTTACAAAGAAAAACAGCACAATCTCTTGGTATACCATTAAATAAAGCTGGTGGAGGTTTAGTATCTAATGATCTGATCAGATCTGGGTTAGCCAATAGAGGTCTAGACCCATATAACTTCAATGATTTAAGATCATTTTTGGTAAGAAATAAAAAAATGACTTCAGGTATATTTGAAGGTAATTCAAATATCTTTGGCATAAGGCCCGTGTTAATAAGCGAAGCGATAGAAAGGGGAAATTTTAAATATCTTCCACAGAGAGAGCAGGAAATAATAGGTGGTCTTGCTGGAAGAATGGCGGTGTCGGATCCTGTTTCTAGATCTATAGGATTCAACAAATTAGGCGGCGTATATCAAAGTAAGAGTGGACAAGTCTTAGACTTCAGTGCCGTAAAAACAACTTTTTCTAAAGTAGCTAATTTTTTTGCTAGCGAGTTACAAGTACCTATAATTAAAATTAATCCAGCAGACATGTTTGGATACAGATCATTTGCTCAAATGAAAAAAGCGGGACCGCTTCAATACTCCCCAGGTATGACTGTCCAGCCTTTTGGTGAATTGAGCGGAAGTACTGCAGACTTCCACATGTGGCATAGCACTCGTGGTACAAAAGGAAAAATAACTTCATACTTTACTGACAGTCAATCTGGTGAAATTTCAGGCAAAACACTAAAGGGCACATATAGACCCTTGCCAACTCAGAGTATGGAAATGCTTAGCAGGCAGGCTCGTTTTGCTTCTGGATTGAGTGGCGAATCAGTTACCGATATAGGCGAAATTGGCTCAAGTAAACTTAGAAGATTTAAGGGGGCAATGGATGTCGACGCAGAACAACCAAACTCTTTATTAAATTTATTTTCCAGATTTAGAAAAAGATCTTATGATATAAATAATCCTAGTGTTACTTCACGTTTATTAAGTGGAGAAGAAGTTTTAATAAAAGAAGGTGGCCAAAGAAAATCGGTTAGATTAGATAAAGTTGACGGCAAATATTCTTTGGTGGATGATTTAGGGAAACCAAGTAATTTATATGATGAATCCCAAATTTTGCGAAGCGTTGAATCATTTGAAAGAAGCACTTTTGGTTACGGATTTGACGATAGAATTATGGCACAGCTGGAAACTAGCATGCCACAAACATTTAGTATTGCTGGGTTGGGTAAAATTTCTTCTATCAAAACCCCTCAACAAGCTCAGGAGTACGCTCAGCAGTTAGGCAATATGATCCCAATGCTTAAAGCGCAAGCTAAAGCTAAGGGTCTTGATTCGAGTTTTATAACAAAATCATATTCTAGAATACAAGATATTCTAAAATCAGATGCAGCTGGAATGTCTGAGCTCAGCGTAAAATCTTCCACAATTACTACTCGTGTCGATGAATTAAAAAATGAAATATTTAGATATGTTTCGCAAACGAATGCAGCGTTAAGTAATGGTGGATCTGGTGTTAATGAGATGTTCATTAACATACAGAGTGTTCTTCAGCAATTAAAGAAAACTTTACCAGCTTCAAAATTCGCAGAAGCACAAGCCGCAGCTTTATCAACACTATTTAATTTAAGCGCATTTACCACATATAAACAAAGTGCTGCATCTATAGAAAATTCTAGGGCAGCAGTAACAGAATTGATGGAAAGATTAAGTTCAACTACTGGCGCCGGTGCAAAAAAACTTTTTGAACCATTTACAAAGGGAACAATTGCCTCAATTAATACTGGTGTTAGAAAACCTTTTTCCTCCTTGGTTCCTTTTGGTAAAAAGATTTTTGGTACAGCTCCACATACAACAAACAGTTTAGGTGTAGATCCATTTGGTTCTGGTCAAAAAATAACTTTTGCACCTACATTTGGGACAGCATTTGACAAGAATCCTTTTGGGGCATTAAAGAGTGCCTTGGGTATAGGGACTTATAAGGACCCCTCAAACTATTCTACTGGTTCAACAGGCGTGTCTCAAGGTGTAGAAAGATTAAATAGATACTTTGGAACATTGGGCGGGCAATTAGACGTTAGTAAGTATAACGGCCCCCTAGACTTATACATGAGGGGAATGGTTGGCAAGAGGGTGTTGCCGCTGTATGCAGCAGGCGTTACCGCACTTACAGTAGACAGAACAATAGGTGGTGTTGCCAATGGTAAAGACGAAAACGGGCAAAGAATATATTCTCCATTTTTTACGACAAAAGCTGCTCGTGGATTAGTCGAAGCTAGATCAATTGTTTCTGGTGTTTCTCCAGGAGGAATGACATTCGAGCAAAAGAAAGAGCAGTTAACAGAGGGTATGGTACCGATAAGGCAAGGGCGTTTTTGGCCTCTTGGTAATACTCCGTTTAAAGGTGGAAAAGTAAATTATTATAGGCCTTCTTGGTATAAGAGGTTAGAGGCTGGGGCAATGTTTACCTCAGATACCTATGGAAGCCCAATGGAAAAATTCTTATACTACAATGACATATCTCCACTTAGACCATTAGACCCATACAGATTTGAAAGAAAACATTATCAAGATAGACCATATCCTGTAACTGGTGAGTATTTTACTGGTCCATTTGGTCCAGCTGTACCAGCTTTAAATGCTACATTAGGTAGAATACTAAAGCCACAAAGGATGATGCATGCTGATGAATTAACGCAGGGTCTATCTAATTATGTGAGTGTAGGTCAATCTGGTGCATACGATAGCTCCGCTTACATTGGTGGTGCTATAGCGGGTGGTTCACCTGGGTTTGGTGGTGGTTCAGGAGGTGGAGGTTTTAGCAACGGTGCAATATCTGATATAAACGCAGGGTATAGCAGGGCAGCTGGCAATCCGCGCAATACTGCATCAGTATTAACTCAGGGATCTATCGCTGGGTTAAATGCCCCTCTAGCTGAAATGGCATATGGCCCGACTAAACAGCGTGGGATAATGTCACCACCTATTGTTGCTGCTGGCCCACCAATTGGTGGCAGCTCTACACAAATGCAGCTAGGAGAACTTGGTTATAGGGCACAAGAAATGGCTGGTATATATGGATTTGGTTTTTCTAGTCTTAGAGAAAAATTTGGTTTTGGTGAAAAAGATTTTCAACCTAATAGATCAACTTTACAATCAGCAAGTAAAGCATATGGGAGTAGCAGAGCTTTTTGGGATTTGAATCTAGGTGGAGCAGGAGATGTTCCCTTACCTGCACAAGGTGCGTTAGGCAACTTAGAATTTTCTGAAATAGTTAGAAGATTTATTCCTAAAGAAAGAACTGGTATAGATTATATCAACCCAATAAAAAATACTATGGGGCAGCAATATCCATTTTTGCCGGGGGCAGAATATTTTACGGACTTCCAAAGGGGCGATCCTTTCACTAAGGTGCAAGAAGGTGAGCTAAGATTGCCTGGAGTAGGATATGAGAGATTGCATAATCTTAATTCTGATTCTACTGGTAAGTATGGATTACTTGATCAGCTAAGTATACTGGCTGATGTTGCGCCGTATTCGGATCAATTTAAGAAAATAAATTCATCAATAGATTCTCAAAATTTATCACCAGATCAAAGAATAAAGGTAGGAGAAATAAGAGCTAGATTAGCTGAAACTACAAAAAAATATGAATTTAGTCCCTATAAGTATAAAGACAAAACGGCATCTGAAATGGGTTTATCTAGCGCTAGATATAATGCTGGAAGAACCATGGAATATCTAGCACATAGAGATACATTATTTAATACTAAATTTCTTCAAAAACGTACAGCTCAAGAAGATTGGGAAAGACGTAATGTTTATGGTTCAACTTTTCCTGAATGGCAAAAACCTTATGAAAGTTTCATAAAGCCTATGATCCAAAAGGCGTCAGACAGAGATCCGATAACAGCAGCAGGTATGTTATCATTTATTGGTAGCACCTTAGGTAGGACTCCAAGGGCAAAAGCATTATCTGGTGGTGTTGGTGCAGCTGTTGGTTTATCTTCTTCTTTAATATCAAATATAAAAGAAAAGATAACAGGTGAAAGGTATATGCCAAAGACTAGAAAGAAGGAATTAGCTTTAGAAGAATATTCAGATATGTTAACTTATGTTAAGTATTCTAGGTTGGCTTCTATGGCTAAGCAATCGGGCAACGGGATGGATGCCAACCAGTATACTCAAGCAGCTAAAAGGACTATGTATGGGGCAGATATTTATGGTGCACCAATAGATACTTTAAGTCTTGCAATACCAAAAAGAAAAAGAGAACATTTTGCTGAAATGATTAATGCCCCAGAGTCTGAACGCAAAGCTATATTGTCTACTTCTGGAAGATTAGAAAGAAGAATATATGAGGCAGCTTGGGGCATGCCGGTAGAGGACAGGCCAGATCTGGGCGAATACTTCGCCAAGCATGAACTACCAGATATGGATTGGGAAGGATGGAATCCTAATACTAATATGGATCATGTAAAAATAAAAATAGGCCAAAATATGGGTCTTGAAATGTCTCAAATGGGTTACTATCCTCAACAGCTGCGAGAAGCTAATTTGTCTAATCCATCTTTTCCACAATTTTCTAAACAAGAAGATAAGGGAAATATTTTACAGAAGCTTAGAAGTCTCCTAAATGGTTCTGGTGTATCTGGGACAGTAACACCAGTAATGAATCCATTTGGTTCTAGCGGCATTGATATATCGGCTGGAGTTAGATAATGGTAGATGTAAATAAAATTTGGTCTGATCCTAAAAAAAGACTTTTTGCTGCGCAAAGTTCTTTGCTTTCGACTGAAACAGGTAGAGCTGGTGGAGTAAGAATAGACCAAGATGCTAACGGAATAATTTCATACATTTCTAATATTACTGGTAAGAAACATAAAACTATTGAAGAAGCTTTCGTAGAAGTGGGAAGCGTTCTTCTAACTAATTTTAATACAATATCTAAAGATGCATCTATACCAGGAACTGCCGCATATAATGCGAGGTTCGCACAGGTCGCACCAATATTGAGCCGGGATACAAGATGCATTTAGTAGTGCTACTTCGGCACAAAAGAATAACTTAAGTAGAATAGGCTTAGGAGGCTTAGACGCTAGTAGCTTAAGCTTCCAAGTGATTTCAGTAAAAGCTTCATCAGGCCAAAATGCAGCGGAGGCCGCCAAGCAGCTGCAGAAAAGTGGCATTGGATTTATACCAATAATCGACTCGGAAAATGGAACGTTTGTAGCCATGAAGGCATTAATTTCTGGTGAAGAAAAAAATCTAACTTCAGCTCAGATTAATATGATGACTCGTATATTAGGTGGTGGTATTTTAAATATAGACGAACTGCAGCGTAAGTTAAGGGCAGAAGAGATGTCAAAGTTTGTTAACAAACTTCCAAAACGTTTAAGAGCTTTTTTTTCAGAAAGAGATGTGACCATTACTGAATCAGATATTTTAGGTTCTTTTGGGGGCAAAAATATGGAAGATGGTATATTAAGAGTAGATTCTGGAATAGATTATTTAAAAAAACATTTAGGCTTGGAAGCTAGGGTGGGTCAAAATGGTGAATATGAAAAAATCCATAATGGGAAAAAATATAATTTAATAGATGAACTTTTAGGTAGTGATATAGAAATAGGAAATACAATAAAGAATATAGGTGGTGATGAAGCAATCCGCATTTTATCTAGACCAGATGTAAGAGCTATCGTAGAATCATCAAGTAGCTCAGACGAACTGCTTAAAGAACTTGGAAAAAAATTAAGTAGTGATGAATACGAATCAATAGAAAAAGTTGTAAAAGGTATTAAAAAAGAATTTGATGGTATTTCTCCACATAATATTAATATATTAAACTATAAAAAAAATCAGATAAAATTAGAAATTGAAAAATTGCAGTATCAGATAAGTGGTGGCTCTACGGGGGTAGCTCCATCGTTGGCTGATGCAAATAAACTAAAAGAACAACTTTACGAATTGACTGGTCAATCTGATATTTTAGATAATGCAAATAATTTATATCAAGTCTCTTTAAGAGGAGGCATGGGCGAAGAGCAGTTTAAATCGGCAGCTTACTTTACGGATTTTGATAAATTAGGCAGAGGGGGAGCAAGAGGGATATTCAGTAGTTTTGCCGGCATCTATGACGAGGAAGCTATAAAATCTGATTTAGGTATTAAATTTAATGGATTAGTTATAAGTGGACTTGGTTCTAATTCTTCAGGCGTTTATGCAGACGCTGTGTCAACATCTTTTTTGGGTGAAATATTTTCTACGCCAGAGGATATGGAGAATATTAGAGCCTATTCAAATAGTATGATGAATGAATTTAGGGGTCACATAGAGAATGGTACGCTACCATCAGATATAAAAAGCATGTTAAGAAACACAGTTTACAACAATGAATCCGAATGGCTTCCATCCTATATGTCTGAGGCTTCTATGAGGAACAGGGATTTTGCAAAACAAATTCTTGAAATGCATCAATCTGGAATAAGCCCAAGAGATTCACCAAGAATGATGAATATGATAGCCAGTTTGCATGCCTCTGAGATGTATAGGGTCCAAAGTAAAAAGGGTATCGATCAGTATATGCCTCGACTTCCAGATGTAAAAAGATTTGCAGTATCCAGTGAGGCTTCTGCGAACCTTGGTGGTCAATCTCAACCATTTTCAGCTATGGGACAGGTCGATTTTGTCGGGGAAAATGGAGGTGACATTACTTCTGAGTTAATGAACTTTAGGGTTAATGATGGCAGAGTATTGTTTGGTCCTGGTATGGTTGATAAATTCTATCAATCACTTGGTGGCTTCGACTTAGACGATAAAGTTTTAACTAAAATAATGACATATAATGATAAGGCGGTTAATGGAAAAAAAAGATTGGTGTTTGGAATGTATAGGCAGCCTTCTGGACCCCAAGAATCTATTTATGCAAAAGCAATTTTGGATGAAGATACTTTAAGATCTTATTTTAGTGATAAAAATTTCAAAAATTTATTTAATGAATATAAAACAAACAATCAGTCGTCAGAAATAGATGAATTGTTTGACGTATTATGGAATGAAAAAAAATACACAAACCTTAATAGCGAAAGCGCAGAAGAATTAATATTACAAATATACGATTCTTCAAAGAGCAAAGGCGGCATGGGGTTACGCCACCTAAACCCAGATGCAACAGGAGTTACCGGTTCTCATAATAGGAGGATTCTAAGGCAAATGGAACGTGAAGGTTCCGAGCTTCAAGGGGCTGGTCAGTACACTAGAGAGAGCATATATAAGATCTTCACTGATGAAAGCAAAAAAACGGGAGATGGGTTTTTAATATTAGATGAATTTACAGACTTATTAAAAACTTCTGATTACACTAATGCAATTGATACCACTTTACATTCTCAATTGCTTAAGGCGGCAGAAAGCAGAAATATTGTTGAATTAAATAGATTAATACAAGCAAACAGAGGAGACAATTTATTAGGTGGTCTACTCCAGGAGTCTACTTTCGCAAAAATGTTTAACGTTGCCCAAAGTGCAGAGGGCGCTTTATTGGGAACATACGTAAATAGAACTATGCTTATCGGTTCTAAAATGAATCAAACAGAAGATTTAATAGAAGAATTGTATAAAATTGGCGGACAAGATAGTAATATACAAAAGATATTAAATATTAGAACTGGCCTATTCGCACAGGAAACAGCTATTGACTTTTCCAAAAATGCTTCTGGAGTATTTAATGAATTCGACATAACTACAAGTTCAATTAGGGCCATGAATATATCTGCTGTAAGCAGCTTTGACCCAGCACAGGCGCTTAAATTAATATCTAATTTAGAAGGAAATCCTATTTCCAATGTAGGAGAGCAGGGAATAAGAAATTTAGGAAGAAGAATTGGAACAGAGCATGTAATAGTCTCAGAAGTAGCAAATCAGATGATTGCGAATGGAGAAGATGCAACAGGTTTTCTGGAAAGATATTTGCCAAAAATAGATGAAATGTTACTCGGTACAAGATTACATCAAGCAGATGCAAAGCTATTCCAAGATGCAATCATAGGCTCGATAGAAGGTACAGCTCAAGATAAATCTATATTTAAAGAAGTATTAGATAGCTTGCGTGCTTCTGATGATTCCGAAAAGATTTCTGCAAGCTTAATAAAATATTTTGGTGCTAATGCCAGCCACGCTTATGCTGGATCTTCCGCAATAAGCGCAGAGGGTTTAAGGGCTGCTTCTGTAATGGCAGCAACCAAAAGGCTATACAATAGAGGTAACTTACTAGACTCGACGCTGCTGAGGCATCAGTATGATGAGGGCTCAGGTAGAGTAGCTGACTATTTGATAGCTAAACATAATGAGGAAATTTCTAGGATAGCAAATTTTGGCGAAAGTGCCTTACCTTTACCTGAGATTGATCGTATAGACCTAGATTTAAGAAAGATGCAAAGAGGTGAAGCAGCATTTTCTGATATCCAAGAAGGTGCAAGAAGGGCAGGAGTTTCTATGGAGCAGATGATTAACACCATGGAAAAAAGAGCTCATCAAAGTAGCTCAACTTTATTATATGATGAATTGAGATATGGTACATCTGAGGGTTCGGTATCCGAAATGTTTAATGCTGCTCGTACAAAAAGAAGATATGATTTTTATGAAAAAATTAGAGATGATTTGAAAGGTACTATAGACGATATAGGCACAGGCCCAATTGATGAGATAGAAAAAAGATCTGCAGAAGCATTTCGCTTAAATTCAGCACTTTCGCCTACAAAGGATTTAGATATTTTAGCACTTTTATCTGAGGATGAAAAAATACTAGAAAGCCATTTTGGTGGTGCGGCCAATGTATCTGCGGCAAGAGCAACAAATAGAGAAAGAATAGATGCAATAAGATCAAATTTTAACTATGAAAATTTACAGGAAGAATATAAAACAGGCGCAGAGTTTACTCAAGTACAACCAGCATCAACAGTTGGTAGCTCAGGAAAAGTGGCAGAAGATATAGAGAGGGTATTATCTGGGGAAAATGTAGTAGCTAATAAAGGTACTTTTACTAGACTATCCAATTTTATAAAAGATGGAAGTTTAAAACAATTATTTAATGAAAATAAAACATTTAAAAATACCGCTTTAGGTATTGGCGCCCTTGTCGTAGCAAGCTTTGCATACCAACATTTTAGCGATAGAACACCAGAGCAGATGCAGGGTCCAGCACTTTTACCGGGAGGTTCCGCATATGAAGAAAATTATCCACAAAGAATGGCTGAACTCCCCCAGATTGGCACTATGAGTTATAACCCTGGAATAAATTATAAAGTTAATTTATTTGGGGATAGAGGTAGTGTAGAAGACTTTAGGAAAAATGCGATGGGCTTAGGAAAATTCAATACCAACACTACTATGTACCGTAGAACACCTCAATTGGGAAGAAACCCATACCAAGAAGTAGCTAGTTCATTCTAAGGCGAAATATGATCTTCGGTGCTAACAAACAAAATAAAAACCTTAAAGAAGCCGCGTCAAAAACAAAGGATACTTCTCCCCGAGTCGCTGCCTCCAACAAGTATGCCGCTCAAGTAGCTTCAAGCAAAGGTAATAAGAATACACAGGATGCGATAGGCGCAAAAAATGTATCTTTAAACTCAAAGAAAAATTTAAGTAAACCTCAAAAGCATAGAGGCTCAAGAGAAGGCTTGATGGACGGGAATACTACTCGTTTGGAGATGAATAATACTGGATATTCAAATAGGAAATTCCAGCAAGCCAGGTATACGGAATCTTATGCTAGCCATGGTAGCCCTTTTGTTAAAAGTAATTTTACAAATTTTAATTCAAATGGTAGAATGGATAACTATAGTGGCATTACCCAAAAGGATTCTTCTTCAAGTAGAATCCAAGCAATGTCAAAAATTAACAAAATGTAATGGTGTACTATGGCTACAACTAATTCGATGAATCATACAGCAATAAACTACATGCTGTATTTAGTAGAGCATCCAAGAATTAAAGATTTGATAAGTTATCTTAATCAACAAATACTAACAGCTGCCGGTCCATTAGAGTTAAATAATTTTTTCAACACAGGTTATACAAATGTTTCTGGATTACGTGTAGAGCGGTGATCCATTAGATGCCTTGTATTACGATAGCAAAGACGCTTTTTCTGTTTTATATAGTGGTAAGGCAATAAATTTTTGGCTTAACGGGAAAGAAGATGCGGTTACTGTAATCTCACAAGAATGGCTTATTCTAACTAAAAAACTTACTGGTTCGAATTTTACCGAAGAAATGCTAAGAAGTTGGTTTTGGAGAAATTGGACTACACAAAAAGGAACAAGAGACACCTTTGCCGAAGCTATAACTGCTGCTCGTGGCTTATTGGAAAGATTGAAAATATGGCAGGACAATATTCCTGCAAATGCAACTAAACCTGATTTTCTAGACAAAATAAATCTAGCTGAAGCAGTTTATGTCTCAGAGCAATATGGACTATCTCTTGACCCGAATGCAACCTTAAGTGGTGAAGGTGATTATATAAGAGACGTATTTAATAGCGTCTATGGAAACACCGATATGATTAGCCGATTAATTGGCACTTGGGAGCCCACATCTTTAAGGGTTTTTGATTACTCAAGAAGTCAATCATCCACCTTTGCATTAGATCCTAGTGCATTAAGCGAAACTCAATTTGAATCTATTTTTTTAAAAATAAAACAATCTGGTCTTCTTGATTTAATAAGGTACGCATCGACCATAGCGGATTTTGCCAAAAGAAGAATGGCATCGGAAGACGAAGTAAAAAAATCTGCAATTAACTACTTAGACGCTATGGAAGATCTTGGTTGGTTAGATCAACTTGGATTCGTGGTTGCTAATGTTTCTAGGGACCCTATTCTTTTATCTACCATAAATATGTATTTTCCTTCAGTTGTAACATTCTTTTTTGATGCTTTAGCGGCGTCTGCGGATTACTCAAACGAAGGAAGAGGCGGCGGCGGAGAAGATACAATAAATAGCTATGAAGATTTTAAGAAAAGTTTGCAATCAGCATTCGGTGTAAGACCAGATGCAGCTGGAAATTTCCAAGATGTTTTTAAACTTGCCGCTGATTTTAATAATACTTCTAAACAAATAAAAGAAATATTAGATAAGTCTCCATACAGAGAAAGTGTATCTCCAAAAACTCCAGATATTTTTCATCTTAGGTTAGGCGCAGCAAATTTTTACATTCCACCATTGTCAATAAACGTAAATACAGCTTTTAAAACTGGCAGTTTAACCGGTGGTGCATTAAGGCAAAAGAACACTCCAAAATTCAACTCTGGCTTTAAAGAAACTTCTATAACTTTAAGATTGTTTTTTCCTAACTATGAAGAAATTTGGGGTATATCAATAGAGGATGCTTCTAAAATAGTTTTAAAGGATAATTTTGTAATAGATTTTTCTGCATCTGGTGATACAGATAACAAAATAGATAAATTTCTTTCTTCTCTTAGAGGTTTGGTAGCAGCATTTAAATATTCACCATTTCTACCTATTAGAAATAGTTACCTAAATAGTGTTCACGGTATTACAGCAGTTGCTCTTTCTGGTATGCAAATACAAACTGTACCCAATTTCCCTTTTGCATTAGCAGTAGATATAGAGCTGCTAAACTTTAATCATAAACCATTATTGCCTATGATAAGTGATTTTAACCAAGCAATACATTGGGGTAAGTATAGACAGTATATGGGCAAAGCTGCTAATTCAATTAATAATTATGTTAATGGTGATTTCTTGCTTAAGACAACAGATGTAAAGGGTGTTGATAATTTGCCTGAAAAAGCTAAATTAAAGATACCGGCGCTAGGCAACAATAAATTTAATGAAACCCTTGATCTATCTTATAATGAAGACAGGCTAAATACAAATGTCATCAATGAATGGACCGATGGAAATAATATAACTTTTTATATTCCAGTAGAATCACAAACTAAAATATTTCTTCCCGATACTAGTTCTTTCAGAAGAGATAATGAAGAGCTAATAAATTCTCAAGCCGGCCTAGATTTCTTTTCTAAAATATTAGGCTATTTTGGTATCGACGTAAATAAAGCTGCAGATTACGGTATCACACTTGCCAATACTTACGATCTATCTTCAAGCGGTCAATACAATAAAAACATAAAAAGTATATTAAAAGATTCAATGGATATATTAACTACTGGTGTTTCTGGAAATGATCCTCAAAAAAAGATTTATGATTATTTAGTTAAGGTATTTATAATAGAAAATAAATCCCTAGCCGATGCAGAAAAAAAATATCTTCAAGACATGAATTCTACTTCAACACCGGGTACAAGTGGCACAAGCACATATAGGGTTAACGGTGAAATGTTTGAGGGTACTCTTTCAGCCGCTAAAGATTATATAAAGAGGATATCAAAAAGTTCGACGGCTTATTTGGATCATACAATATCGACGCTTGCGGATAAAAGAGCAAGAGCTGAGGCAATAGATTTGCCCGTAGAAGGATCTGAGGGGACTCCAAGATATCAAGATATTAAGAACCAAGCAAAAAAAGAAGTTTCAGATGTCTTTAGCGTATTGGCTTATGAAAGATTTTTTACTAGTGGTCCGATACAAGCTTTGATGGAAGCTTCAAGAGCTAAATCCGGAGCTTTCCAATTTAGGGAGTGGGAAGTCCCAATGATGAAAGTTGATCTTGATCCTAAGTATGTTACGGTAAAAGGTGTCAGTGTATCATTCGGAAATAATTTAGCTAAGTTACAATTACAGATGCAAGATGAGCCAACCTATCAGCATATAGGCGGAAAAGATTCTTTTATAAATATATCAATGATTGTCAAAGGCGAAATGGAACTGGCCAAAATAAAAAAGATATTTGACCATGTAAATTCTTTAGCAAGACTAGAACATGCGGGAGGTGTTCTGGGTTTTATAGGAATAAAAAATATAATAACAGCATTGTCTGGTATAAAATATGTTATACCATCCAACTATTCTATATCTACAATACCAGATTATCCTCACGCCTATGAGGTGAATATAACATTAATGGACTTTGATGTCTTCCAACAAACAAGAGAAAAAATGAGTTCCCAATTACAGCAAGATTTTATAGATAATTTTGCAGCTAAAAGAAATCCATTTTTAAGAATTAAACAATTGTGGGGTTCGTTTAATGCATATCCTGATCTACCATTGGATATAAAAAATAGTTCAAATGAAATAGTCGGTAATCTAGATCCTGATTTTTATTTCAGAAGTTTTGAAATGTTTGATAAAGATGTTGTTAATAATATTAAAACTCAATCTCAAAAGATAGATATTCCTACATCATCTTCTAAAGCGTTAGCTGTCCAAGAAGAAAAAATAAAAAGTTATCTTCCTGATTTTTTAAGAAATTGGGATAATATTAACAATGAAGAAGTTAAGAAAAACAAACTCAATGGTATTGCTGCTTGGATAAATCAAAATAATATAGATTATATTTTATTCATGAAAACATTTAGCCAGTATGCACAAGGTAATGGGACTGATGTGGATTACAAGGTCGCCCAAGGAGTTTTAACAGATTATTTAGAATTCATAGAAGATCCAACTAGCGGCAATATAGATATAACTAATGTTGTTTCGGCAGGCTTTCAAGTCGGCGATCTTAAATCTAGTGGTCAACAAGTTTTTGATCAGCTTCAATCAGCTCTAGAGGGAGAATATAATTTATCGGGTGAAGAAGAAATTAGCTTTATGCCAGAAGACCTAGAGTGTCACCACCAGATACACATGATGCCGATAAAAGATCCAAATGATCCAGGGAAAATATACGCAATGCTTACTACGGCCTATGGTGTCAATTTTGGCTATGTAGATTTAGAGAAAGAGGGAAGATTTTATTTAACTATTGATGGGGTAAAAGTAGACAAAGATACAAAGAGTATGCAGTTAGTCCCATCCAGTATAGATGAACACATGAACCCAGCGCATGGAACAACAAATTCTGCTATACCATCACTGACACCTCTTTCTGGGTACGGTAGTTGCATATCTCACGGAGATAATGGTGGACCAGAATTCTCCTCAAAAAATTCTTCTCCTCCAACATCAGTTAATAGTCATTGGGAAAAAATGTTGGTTGACACTTCTTACAGAGATCTTTCAGGCAGAATGATTAGAGCATTCCCTACCTATATGCTTTGGCTAATAGATGAAGGTGGCTTCTTTGCTGGAGTTAAACTATTCGATAATTTTTATGGTTTGCAATCAATAATAGATTTTTCTGTTGTATCTTCTGAGGATTTACTTGGTGATACTTTTATATTTAGAGTTTCTAATCTTTATTCAAAATTAAATAAGGCAGCGTCTACTGACATCTTTGGTCCAGATTCTCAAGTTGCAAGTACATTTCTTGGTAGCCAAACAGCAAGTATATTAGACAATACATTAAACAAGGCAAGAAATATTCTTGGCAATATGAAAAATGAATATACTGTAAATATTGAAAACATAGTTTTAAAGCCAGGTGTTAGAGTCCACTTAAGAGGGGGTTATGGCTCTAACCCTAACAGCTTGCAAACGTTATTTAATGGGACAATAACCCAAGTAGAATACGGCGAGATAATAACAATCACAGCTCAGTCAGACGCGATAGAGCTTGGAGCTATGGCAAATTCTACAAATAAAAAAGGTGACAGTGGCAAAATAGATGGTGGTATTAATACAGGCTTATGGTTATCTGAACCAAGAGATTTAATGGTTAGATTATTATCTATGGGTTCGTCTAGATTCAAAGAGGGTATAGCCAACGCTAATAGGGGATTAGTTTTTTCTGAAAATAAATTCGGTATAAGACATTTTGGTTCAATGTTATATCAACCTATGACACCTCGCGAAGAAGCACAACATTATAAAAGGGTAGATGGAATAGCAGATGCTCACAAAGCGGCAAACGAATTAAGTGGTGGGACGATAGCAAAGTATGCTCTACAATCATTAAATCCTGGTTTTGATTTTAGGTCTCCAACAGCTTCTTTGATGGGCCAACTTTGGGCAAATTTTTCTGCACAAAGAGATATGGAAATATTTAAAAGAAATATATATCCAGGAAATGGTACAGGAATAGCTCAATTCCTTGGTGGCGACCTTGGTGACGGGTGGACAAGTGTTGCTTCGATAACCCCAGAAAATCAACCAAACCCAAGATTAGATTATTTAAGTAGATTATCAGATAGATCATGGAATAATTTAATGGTGAAATTAGATTCTGGTGTTCCTGGATCATCGCAAACAGTAGAGCAATTAGCTAGTGGTGGTACTGTACGAGATCCAACTGGTTCTGCTACTCTAACTAAAAACCTATCCTTAGGCGGGATAGGGGCAACTATGGCTATAGCTGGTGGCCCCGTAACTGCAACCATTGGTGTCGGTGTCGGCTTGCTCGGAGTTTTGAGCGGTAGAGGTGGAAATAATATTTTTAGAACTTTAGGTTTAGTTTCCGCAAATTCAGACGACGACATGCCAGGATTTGACGAGGTATCTTTTAGGGCTCAAACATACATGAGAACTGTATGGGAACTCTTTCAAACATGCGCAAGGTTATTGCCTAATTATATTGTTGCTGTTAGGCCATTTGAGGATAGATCAACTGTATTCTACGGTAAACCCCACTGGCTATACACCTCTGGAGTTCTTCCTATAACTACCGGCTATCCTGGAGATGACAAGGCTGAAGAATTGGGAATAATTCCACCACAAATAAATAGTCCTGATTTTGATCTTTTAAATATAATTACGGAAATGAATAAGAATATTACGCCGTATGCAGACGCAGAAGCATTTCTTAAGAGTACGGAACCAATTTCTGGCCTTTCTGCTTCCACTGAATCGCAGCTTTTGTCTACTGGTATCTTTAATACAGCTAAACAATTAAAGGGAAAGTTAATTAATCTTAATTCAAAAAAAGCTCAAATTGCATTAGACGATAAAGGAACACCCGTTGCAAAACTTCCAACATTAAAAGGTAATGTAGGAGTTGGATTTCACTTGCCTGTCGGTTCTCCGGTAGTTGTTTCGGGTAGAACTGGCAGCGATAGACACTGGCAGATACCCCAATTGCCAGTAAGATTTAGATATCCATTCTTTACTTCAAGAGAACAAGACGAATTATCTTTAGAGAATTATTCTTTTCAATATTCAAATTTATCTGGTGGTGATGGATCTGCTGGTGAATGGAAATCTGATAACAAAAATTTTATAGGAAAAAAAATTGAACAAGTTTATGGAGCAGAGTTCCACCAACTTTTATTATTAGATGTATCTTTCCAATCAGAAAGAGGAATTTCTGGCGTAATGGTTTCAGAGCTGCTGGGTAATCCGTTAGACTTTAGCAACAATGTTGCTAATGTCCCCGATGAAGTTTTTTTAAGCACCGCTCAAGGTATAGCAGTTAGAATGCCTTTCCCAGAAATTCCTTCTAGCGGTGTTGTACCTGATATATTTGAATTCAAAAATAATAGTATGTGGAAACCATACTCTGAATGGAAATTTCCTGAAAATGAAATAGATGAGCAATTTCATATAGCTATGAGATGGCCATACAATATAAGCACAAAAGATACTTCGGTTATTAGTAGTTTTAAAAAGTATTACTTTGATGGTGATGAGTCAGAATTAATAGGAACTGCGCAAGATTATAAAAATCAACACATTTTAGTCTATAATCCAAATGGTGATAGCGGTAGGGGTTCAGCTGTAGTGTGTAAACCGGCATATTTTATGTGGGGGAAGAATGACACTAAAGAAGCATCAAGGCCAAAGGGTAATGATTTTGGTCCTGATTATGATGAGAGAAGTTTATCCGCAGTTGTTTCACCTGACGCTGCATATTATCTTGGAATATTGACGACACCTAATCGCGGCTTAGATGAAAAAGGTAATTACAGCAATGATGCGGGTGGTGGCAATCCGGGTTATGCGGTAACTCCAGATATACAAGAATGCCATTTTGCATTTGTACCTAACACTATTCCTTTAGGGGTTGCATATACTTCTGACCAAAAAATTACTAACAACCTTGCTAAAGATGATTCAAAAGATTTTATTATAGGTTTTGGGCAATTTGATATATCGTTAGTATTTAAGGAAGAAGTGTCAGTTGTAATAATAGGCCCAGATGGTAGTTCTTCATCTCAGGTTATACCCGGTTATTATGAGGAGGATGAAAATTTGCTCCGACCTGGTATGGATACTAACATTCTAAATGAATTTACAGCCACTACCGCCAACTCTGGTTCCCAAGGCGGTAATTATCGTGATTATTACCAACAAATTACAAGTGGGAAATATGCTGATATGACCGTCGAATATGGTAGGACGCTTTTAGCATCAGAGGATGGTAAGATGGATTACGGCAACAATGCTCGTACACACTTTGCGTCAGTGTATAGTGCTACCGATTCTACATCTGTAGATGCTAGAAGATTTTATGATGAAAATTTTGATCCGTTAGTTTCCGTTATAGCCGGCAACGGCAGAACACTTTCTCAAGCTCAGCAGATTTGGGATGAATTTAGATTTAGTTATCATACTGAACAATCTGTTAAAGATATATTTTTTGCAACCTTGTCAATGGATCCAGATAGTGAAGAAACTTTTCCAGACGAAATCCAAAAGATATTTTCTCCTGACGCTCTTACATCAGATTATGAATCTTTCAAAAAATTTGGTTATACAACAACTAAAACTTCAGGAACAGCAGATCATCCTACTGGTGGTGTAGGTGATGCAATAGATGAATTTAGTTTACTTTTCGGCGATGCAGTTACGCCAGGACAAAATGCGGCTGTAGAATATGCAAGAAAAAATTTGATAGATGCACCGATAGAGCAAGGTGGATTAATTAATTATTTTAATGCACTTACGATAGATAAGATAAAAGCATTAAAAGAAAATCTATTTCAAATACAAACAAATTTTGATCTTACAAATGAAGGAAATAAAGCACCAGTTATTAAAGGGCGCGGAGGTCCACCTTCAAAGAGGGCTCCTGCGACTGATCAACAAGCTGCTTCGACAGATCTTTTTCAATCTATTACAAATCCAAAAGCTTTATTTTTATATGTAGTTGGTTTATTTAGACAAAGTCTCTGGTCTGATCCATACGCAAGAGCTTGGCTTGTTTTGAAGCCAGATAGAAAAATTTTTGTAGACGCAAAAGTAGAAACAATCTGGTCTTTTAAGCCAGTCAACCCAATCTTCCAAGCTTTTATTTTTCCTGGTAACACGTACGCTAAAGACAAATCACAATTCATACAATTGTTATATAAGAATAAAGGTGAAGGTAATAGTTCAACCAACTTAGTAAGTAAGGGTCTAAATTCTTTGGGTGATTTTTATCAACAAAGTATAGGGCAAGTTTTTAATGCCGTAACTGATAGCTTGTCTGCTTTGTTCCAGATGTTTAAGCTAAATATGCTGCAAACAGGGTATGGTCTTTCTCAGAGTTCTATACTTGCAAGAGAAGCAAACATATTAAATAAAGCTTTAAATGATTCAATATTTTATTCCATGGGTAGGCCTGGCAGTCTTTTGCGAGCAGTTGATAACCCGTTCACTAGGGAGTACGCTGAACCTGTTATAGAAATTAGGGAACCTTTTCAAAGAATACATTATCTTAGTTCGTTCTCCCATATTTTATCTAATAGGATACAAGAAAGCTCTGGCGTTGCGACTACGATAACAGCAGTGTCAGATGGCAAATCTCCAGTTACAGTTGCACTTGACAAGGGTGCTCCAGCTGATCGACAAGTAGAAGCTACAGTGGAAACTGGAATATACTTCGACAATGTAGTTGGTAATGGGTTCTTTGGTTTTTTGCATCCACTACTGCATCCATTTGAAACTGGCAGAGGAATATCAAAGAATTTAACTGGAGCACCAGATGAACTTAGTGCTAAGAGAATTGCCTTAAGTCATTTGAAAGAATCTGTAAAAGATATATACGGTGGTGAAATAATAGTTATAGGTAACCCGGATATTAGACCTTACGACCTAGTTTATCTTGCCGATGTATATGAAAGAATGTATGGAATGTTTGAAGTTGAACAAGTCATACATCATTTTACTCCAGAGCTAGGTTTTGTAACTTCGATAACCCCTAATGCATTAGTCACAGTAAATGATCCTGCAAAATGGTTTATGACATCTTGGCTACATTCTTGGCTGAATGTGCAAACTATAAGAAATGATACAAGAATCTATTTAGATTCCATAAGAGCTGGTAACTCTGGTATAACAATGGGCGATGAAATATCTCTAGACGCGCTTGGCAACTCTTTAGCACCTCAAATGATGGGTGGTATGCAGTTTACTGGTGGTTCTTCCGCTTTGACAAAAGATGTTATAGCCAATGTTACGGCATCGGGTATGACAAATACTGGTTTAGGTAATCAAATAAGAATGCAAGCTCAGGTAAATGGTAATAACGGTCAGATTACTGGAGGCAATATAGCTGCGGTTATTGCGGGAACTGCTGGGATGGCTGTAGCTACTGGTGGTGCTGTGTCAGCTGGTATAAGCGGAGCTGCTGCAGTAGCTGCGGGTACTGTGGCTGGAGTAGGCGCTGCCCCGATTATCGCTGGTGCAGCAATCATTGCTGGTCCGCTAGTATGGAAAGCTTGGAGTTGGGTTAGGGATAAACTTCTAGATCAACACGGATGCTATATCCAATATTTAACCAGAAATGGTCAGCCAATGGAAGCTGGTTTGTCTTATAACCAAGGTATGGTTGTAGGCAGATACCACAGCATATCGTTGTTGCCTGGGATATTAGGAGTTAGGACGAAGACACTTAGCCCTGATGGGTATCAATATATCAGGACTAATGACTTAATGAAGAGTATGGGTTGGTCTGAAAAGGATACTAATAATTTTGTAAGATATGTAAGTTACGAAAATGCGTTAGTCCATGCACAAGTTTTGGGGCTTTCTGGTTTGGGCCCAGATAAAACAACTTTTGAACCATTCTTCAAAGTTTTATGCACCCTGAAAAAAGGTAGTGGTTTTGATAATTCTGGTGTAACAGACGGTGACACAATAATAGTTGAGGACATCTTAAATCCAGATGTAACTTTTACGGTTCGTCTTGATGGAATAAACGTTTCTGAAAAAATCCAAATAGGTTTTACTAGTACAGCTCTAAAAACTGGATCCATTATCGGAACAAATATAAGATATATTAATAATAAATATTATGCAACTCTTCTGACTGGTACGCAGGATACATATGCTGATGGGACTGCGATTAAGTATGATGCTGAAGGCTTCGCCTTGTATAAAGCGGCACAAAATACTTTAACTCCAGAGTCAACAATCGATGGAGTAAGAGTAGCGGGCGATAAGGTAACCGTAACAAATGTGGGTGCTTCATTTGATGTTGTAGGTGCAACAGTATTATCTTCATCGGTAATAGATCCAACCTATAGCCAAAGTATATTGAATTATTTTACATATGAAATAAGTGACGCACAAGGTAGAGCCGCCTATGAATTTGCACTAGAAGATAAAATAACTTTGATACCTAACAAAAAAGTATTTCCAAATATTGGTAAAGGAACTTACTTCGAACAAGTAGTCCCAGGTAATGATTTAGTAGTAGAAGATTTTGGTAGCCCCGGAATGATGGCAACACAATTTGTAAAAACAGCACTAGAAAATAAAACTTTTGTGGTAAGAGTAAAGCAATCTAGAGTGACTGGAAAACTAGAAACAGAAGCAGATTTTGAACCAAATACAATAAATAATACAGCAGAGTTTTTAAAAGATAGATATGCAAGAACCTTAGGTGTTATATTTTATAACACTACACAGGGATCTTTAGACGGAATAATGCAAAAAGTATTTGAGTTCTTTAGGGAAAACAAATTTGCTAGTGCTGATGTAGCTACAAAATTTGTTAAAATGTTTGATGAAAAAGAAGATGTATTTGGTATACATTATACTAAAATATACGACAAAATTGCATCAAGCATAGTCGATATTATAGATCCGGATTTAACATACCAACCTATGATTAACGCCATATCTGCGAATCCAGACAAGAAAGAAATCTCTAGAGTATTTTCTATACTAGTTGAATTAATGAGACTTAGGCAATTATATATTACTTCTTCAAAATGGCCATTAATTTTATGGGACGAGTACTATGATGATGGTACTCCAACCACATTGAACTGGGAATTGATAGCCAGAAATTATGGTACTACGGTGTATACCCGTGATTTATTGACTGAATCTGAATCAGTTATTCAATCATCCCAACAAACGGTTAGCGTAAAGAGTGGATCATAATGGCACATTTTAATTTTTCTATTGATAGCTTACAAGACTCCGCTAGCATAGCTAATGCCGTATATGAAAATATAGTTCCTAAAAATGGGATAAATATAACTGGTACTTCAGCGGCAGAAAGGGGATACACTGGCCAGACTCTAACTACATCTGATTTGGTTTCTTCAGCTAGCGGCAAAGACCTTTTGGCTAGTGGGATATACAGTAGCACATATAGATTGTCTACAACCAGGGAAAGTCTTCAGAGTCTAAGCAGTAGTATATTGGGGGCAGACGGAGATAAACTCAAAGTTCTAGATTCAACAAATTTAGATCAAGATGGAAACCCAATAGTTTTGACAGGACAAGCAGCAGCATTGAAGATAATAGCTGGCAGCAGTTTGGGGAAACAATATAATCAGGATTTGATAACTGGATTACAAGATTTAATGGATACTAAATACGGTCAGACAGATAATGGTGCAGGGCATTCTCCTAATACAGAAACTGGAAAATCTGGAGTAACCAGCGCAGGTTCTAAGGCTATTGCAATTGTATCTGGTTTAACTGATGTAGAAAAAAAAGCTTATATTGCTAGAGGGGAAATATTAAAAGCAGCAATGGACATAGCTGACAGTGGTACATTGCAATCTGGTTTTGATTTTGATATTAATAATAGTCTAATTAATTTGACATATAATACTTCAACAATTTTTCCTGGTGTTTCATCGGGTAACAACGCAATACCTGGTGATTTAATAAAAGCTGATTCACAAAAGGCCTATATATCTGCAGCGCTTATAGAATGCTTAATATTTTTAGCAAGTGACACGAATGGATTACCTCTTGCTATGTCTGGTGGTTTTGGTTCATCTTATAGGGGCGATGATGATACTGTCCAGGGTGCTAATCTTACGCCGCTTAAGTCTGGTAATTCAGTTACGGACCACGTTTTTGGCAGAGCTTTTGATATAAATAAAATTAGCATCAAGGGTGAATCTTCAGGGAATATAAATTCTCGGTGTTGTAGAGTATAAAAAACAATTAGATTTATTACTCAAAAAGTTAAGTGTCGCTCCAGAGCATTTGCTTCCAGATTCTATAGTCATAAATAAGTTTGTTAGCTTAGATTATGAAAATAATAAACAAGGATCAGGTTCTAAAATCAGTGAAAATTATTCTAATTTAAAATATGTAAAAATATTCCTAACAGATACAGGCCACAAGGATCATATACATATGAGTTTTTCTCCTGAAAGAGGAGGAATTTATGTAGATGAATCTGGATCTTTGTCCGCGATTCCTGTCGGTACAGCACAAACGAATACTTCTTATATGGGGTATAAAGATCCAGGCGGAGGATCTAACTCGGATTTGTCAAATTTAAAAAAGGTTTACACCTCAAACGATGCATTAACACCCATGGAAGTATACACCCTACTGGTAGAGTACGGGAATTTTTCCCCTGAAGTTTCAGCTATATTTACAGCCGTATGCCAAAGGGAATCAAGCTATAGGCCAAGGGCTATAAACCAATATGGATTCTATGGTCTCCTACAAATAGGTACGTCAAAACCCACAGAAGGTAGTGACTTAGATGTGGACCTAATATTACCATCTCCATACACTACAAAAAATTGGAAATTAGCTTTATCGGACAAAGCTAATGATAGCCTAACTGCTGATCAAATAAGGGAAGAAATTCTAAGAAGGGGAGCAACTACAAACCAAGTTGAGCTTTTAGCTGGATTTGATCAGAATGCTTTTATACCCGCAAACCAAATGAGAGTTTTAAGAGCTAAAATAGGTAGAAAAAATTATCAAACAACAGTAGACGACTATGTGTTCCGCGCTTGGGGTGAAGGTTTTTTAAAGGATGGGTTCATATCTGGTGTAAAATATTCTATAGCAAAAGATGTTTATGTAAAAGCTGGAAACAAAGCAGATGATCTTAAATCTTGGGTATTAAATAATGTCCCAAGGAGCGATTCAACATGGTATAAGTTTGCTGACGCAGATCATTCAGAAAAATTTAAATTAGAAGCATGGGCTAATGAAGAGGTTATACTGGGGATACACTATGGTAGTTGGAAAAATGGGGTATTTACAGCTTCACGCGAAATAGACCGTGATGACAATTGGTTAATCTAAGGAGAAATTTATGACTATAAAATATCCAAAATTTGATAATAAAATTCAAAATCAAATTGACGCATCAAAAATGCGCCAAAGCAAGATGCGCCCTGGTCTTATCATGCAATTTGATAAAAAAAATAATTCAGCAACTATTATTTTAGACGACGCATTTTCTGGAGAAATTGGCAATATTGTAAACAACGTTCCATGCCCATCTTCTATGGGTATACAAAATGTAGCCCCAGCACCTGGCACGCGTTGTCTTGTAGGCTTTAGAGATGATAACGAAAACAATGCATATGTGGTAAGCTATTTCGAGGAAAATAATGTTGGATCAAATTTCTTACATAATTACGTTGTGAATACAGGTATACCAAAGTTTATGGCTAGATAAATATGCAAAACACACCAGATCCAACGCAGCCGGTTTCCAGCTTTCCAGTAGATACCGAGCTTAATAGAAGGAGCCAATTTTCACAAAGAGAAGTTGGGCTTACCCATCCAGATACCAGCTCCTTCTTAAGGCTTAATGATGAGGGCGACATAGAGATTTTTGCTGCCCCGGGCGTAGGGATAGTCATAAGTGCCAGTAGTAACACCATTTCATTTTTTGCTGAAAAGGTTAGATTTTTTTGCGGGGAAGATGGGTTAAGATGGAACGAATTTAATTTTAATTATGCAGCTTCAGACTATTCACAACCAACTTTAGTAAAGATAAACCCTAAAAATATTCATTCCGCACAAAATGAAGCATACCATTACCTGGGAAAACTTGCAGATATAAAGGAGAAAGAAGTCCAAAAATCTCTTACTATAAATGAGGAATATGGTTTTGGTTCTCAGCAAAGCAGCAATGATCAAAAGTACACCTCTTCAATTTCCACTGAAGGTTTAAACCCAGATCAGATGTCTTTCTTTAATAATATCCTAAAGGACCACACCAATGAGTATATGCAGTATGCTGTAGAGCTAATGAAAAATGGCTATACAAATGAACAAGCTAAAGAAAAGGCTGATAAAGATAAAAATGTCTGATCTATATTTAACAATGTCTGGCGATTTACTGGTGGGCGGTACTAAGGATATCTCAACAACTAATTCATCCTTGTCAGATGATGTCCAGCAGATATATATCAGGCTAATGACTGAGCCTGGAGATTTTTTTGTTTATCCAAGTCTTGGTACAGATTTATCCATACTTTACGGCATGCCTCAAAACCCTCAAACTGGTGATCTTGGCAGTAGACTGATACGTCAGGCCCTAGAGAGAGAGGGAATATTCCAGGGGAGAAATATACAGATTACAGCTGTTCCTACTGGTCCCGATAGTATAAGATTTGATGTTCATATAATGTCGAGTGGCAATGAGCCAGTAGTACTATCTGTTACACAGAGTTTGTGAGGTTATAGTGATATACGGTTCAAAAGATAAATCAGAAATAATTAACTCTATTTTAGAGTCTTTGAAAAAAAATGCTGGTATTACATCAGTCCAACCAGGTTCTGTTGCTAAAGCTTTTGCTGACGCAATAGGGACCGAAATAGCTGACCTATATTCATCCTTGTCTTTTACCCTGCAGCAGGGGGGACTAACAACCGCCTCGGGTTTTAACTTAGATAAAATTGGTGAATTATATGGGGTCAAAAGAAAAGATATAAGTAACAGCGCAGCCGCTGAAAGACAATCATTTAACATAGAGTTTAGTATCCAAAAACCATACAGCGTAGATATAGTTATCCCTAAAGGCACAATGGTATATGCCAATGTTGACAGTTATGTAACTCGTCAATATAAATATAAATTAAATGGCGATACAATCATACCAGCATCAAATACAAAAGCCTATGGTTTAGTTATTCCAGATTTCACAGATAATACATATACTGCATCCATTGGCTCTTTGACCAGACACAACGTCATAGCCCCACCTGGAGTGATCATATCCTGCTTTAATGCCAAGGAAGTATATGCAATATTTAACTCTGAGTCTGATGATAATTACAGAAGAAGAATAATAGCTGCATTAAAAACTCGTTCATCCGGTACGGTCGAAGCAGTCAGATTTTCTGTGCTAGGATTAAATGGTGTTAGAGATGTTAGGCTTAGAGAATCTTCTTTTGGGCTTGGTTCTTGTGACGTTATAATTGTTCCAGAATCTTCTGCAGAAATAAAAACTATGCCAGAGATGGTTTACAATACAATTTTATCCATAAAGCCAGTAGGCGTTAGATTCAATATAAGAATAGCAGAGAAGGCAGCGGTTAATGTATCTGCAACCTTGACCCTATCCGCTAGTGCTTCCTCGTCTTTCGTTGCTGGTATTAATAATCAGGCCAAACTCTTTGTCCAAAGATATTTAAACTCTATGACGATAGGGGACACTGTATCTGTTGCTGAAATAGAAAGACAGATACGATTATCATCTGATTACATAAAATATGTTACAATCAATTCTTTTAATGCAAGCGGTAAAGAAATACCGGTAAAGGATTATACTCCAGCAAGTGATAAAATATATGCTACATCTGGTGCAGTTTCTATTTATTCTGTTATAATGGGAACATCAAATTATTAGCCTAGAATAGGTCGGGTCATGAAGAAGAATTTTGTTATTACTAAAACACATATAGTTCGCGCCCCAAACGTTGGTCAAGCTAAAAGTTTGATTTTTGACGATAAGGGTCATGGAGACGTGTTAAGTGAATCCATTTCAGTAGAAGAAATAGCAGAACAAGATATAGCCGATTACATTAGAGATAAAGATTCATCTTATGAGCAGTCTATATACTTGGATCCAGAAGTTGATTTAGATGAAGATATGATAGATTCTGATTCTGTATCTGATTCAAGAAATGAATTTTTAAGATCTGAAAATAAAAGATTAGCAAGAAGAGTAGATGCGCTGAAGAATGTCCAGCAGGAAGTTGTTTCAGTAGCATACCAAGCTGCTTTTGATGCATTTGCTAATTTTGAAATGCCCAAGACTAAACCACCAGTACTTAAGCAGAGTAAGCATAAGTC